CTGTTGGTGTAAAAGTTATAGCATTATCAAGTAGACCTCGTACTCTTCCACTACTATAGCTATCAATAACAAAAGTTACTTTATATAATTTGCCAACTGTTAATATGGAATATTTATATAATCTTTTATCTTGAGCATCTACTGCACTTAATTTTCCTAATACTGTAGTATTAACATCTAAACTACCACTACCTAAAATAATAAGCCAATTACTTGCATTATCAAAAGTAGGGTCACCAGATATTTCATTTCCTAATTCTTCACCTGTTGCAGGTTGCACTAATCCATCACTTGCACTATCTAACGCCCACCAACTAACTAAACTTGTTGTCTCTACACCCTTTAGTTGACTATAGGATTTGTTCATTATGGATTGGACTTCTTCTGGGGTTAATACTCTTGACCAAATTGCAAGATTGGCGAGGTCACCATTGTAATTAAAACCACTTGTATTATAAACTGAACCAATATTTATTGGATGCTCACTAAACGAATTAGAAAAAGTTTTACTTCCTGTAGCTACAGATTTACCATCAAAATATACTACCTGTGCTGATGAAGTTGTAGTAACTGCAACATGATGCCATTTATTATCGTCAATACTACCATCATAATTAACAAACTGATGATTAGCTCCATCCCAAAGCATCATACTTATATACCCTGCTGTACTAACCGAACTATTACTATTAACTTGCAATGTTAAATTTGTTGAACCAGAGCTTTTTTGTAATTGAAGTATGTAAGCTCTTGCAGTTCCTAAATTTTTAAACCAACAAGATATAGTAAAATTAGTTCCTGTTCCTAAATTATTTGATTGTCCTGCTTGAATGGATGTATTTGAACCATTAAACGATGTTGAACCTTCTGATGGGAACTTTAGCGTGTCTGACTTATTAGATTTAAAGTCGAGATATAGTTTAAGGTTGTCCTTAACAAAGGTTAAAAGGGATGCACCACCCTTAACTAGTGATGAGCCTAATCCTAAAGCCATGTTAACCTAGGTAAGCTACTACTGAACCGCTAGATAATTGAAATCCAGACCATCTACCAAATATAGTAAGTCCTTGTGGAAATGTAACACTTGCTACACTATCACCATTATTATTGGTACTTCCTATATATCTGTTAGTGCCTGACTCTGGGGTTAGAGATGTAAACACAGCATCTTCTAAAAATTGTATAGCAAGTATTTTCTTACCTGATACCTCAGATTGTCCTGTTTCTAATAAAGAACCAACCTGACCTAATGCTACATTACCACTCTCTACTACATTGTATTTATTTATTGCCATCTTGTTTGCTCCTGTTCTATGCCTTACCGAGCTTGACAATTCTCATGGGCATATCTTGGTTTAATTTAATAAAGTTTTTTTAAAAGTCCACACTATTTATAGTCCTAAATGTCCCTAATCTACCCCTATATGCGTACTTTCTACCGTTCTTGACATCATCCTCAAACTTACCATTAAAGTACTGAGCAAGTTGAAGTGTGTCTTTATTTCTTTCATATCCTAATGCTATAGCTTTATTTACTAATGCATCATGAAATTGTGCAGGGAAATTAGGTTCTTGGTCTCCCCATGTTGAATTTGCACTAGGCAAATCAAAATGGTCTTCTTTTAGATTAAAAAATAATCTTAATTCTTGTCCAGCTATTGTAGAATCAGGTGAAGCTACTTTTTCTTCATCCGTTTTTGATTCATCGTAATAACCAAGTAAAATAGAATCATCTTCTATCCACCATACCCATTCTGAAATTCTTGTACTCATTATGTTAAATCTCTAGTTATTGGTCTACCTGTAAATCTTTTTATTGTCTTACCATTTAGGTCAACATTCTTTATTTCCATAATAGCATCTTTATTCCCTGAAACATTAAGTGAATATCTCCTTTGTCCATCTACTACTGTATAAGTGTGGCTATCTTCTGATAATCTAGTTCTAGAACTATATTCATCTTGAGCTCTATTTATCATCTTAACAATCTCTTGACCACCCATTTGAGGATGATGCTGTTGTACTAATTCTACCATCTCTTTTAGTTTCATGTTCCAACTCCTAATCTACCTATATCAGTTTGAACTGGTGCACTAGAATAACTTTGATAGGTTTCATTTATTTCTTGTTTTATAAGTGCTAATTGATTCTGCATCCATTGATAATCAGAATTAAACTTACCTGCTACTGCAGATGCTCTTTGTATCTCTTGACTAGCTGTACTAAGTGTAGAAGATATCATCTCAGGGTCTTCTTCTTTTAACCAGTATTCTACATCTTCAGTACCAGCAGTAAGTCCACTAGCATCATCTACTAGAGCTTTTGCTTTATTTATAGCATCATTATATTCAGTATACATAGTATCTCTTAATGAACCAAGTCTTTGAAGAAGTACATTATAACTTGCTATTCTAACTATTTGAGGGTGATATAAGCTAGGCATATTAGCAATAGTCTCACTATTATCATTTATAGCACCGGGCACTACTCTAGTAATAGTAGCACTCTTATCGTTATCACCATCTGGTTCTGGATATATTCTAAGATTACTTCCATCAAATATATAAACAGGTGTTAAATCATCAGCGTAATAAATACTATCTATATCTTGAACTTGAGATTCATATTTTATATCTACCCTAGTAGCATTATATACTTTAGTAGCATTAAAATTTCTAGTTACATTAAGAATAATACTATTTTTATCAATACTATATTCATCATTACTATCAACAGAAAAATCATTAGCCATTGAATATAATAAGTCAGGGTTTATTTGAGATATCTTTTGTATAAACTCTGCTGTAGCATTCTCTAATGCTTGAGCTATAGTAGTAGCATCATTAGAGCTAGCACTACCTGTTAATTGTCCTATTTGTGCAGTAAAACTCATTAATACATTCTACCCGGAGAACCACCAGTAAATCTATATGGAGTTGTTTCTACCTCATCAGCTACAAGACCTCTTTCTTGCATCATTTGATTAAATGCATTTGTTGTTTTAGGCCCTAGTATTGCATCAACTTCACCTTCGTAGTAACCTTCATCTTTCATAAGTTGTTGTAAAGAACCTAAATCTTCTTGCGATACATCTTGTATATTTAAACCTTTTTTTAACATACTCATAGCTTCTTGAGGGTTATATGCAACTCTTTCTTCTTTATTAAATAATCCTTTTCTCTTTGCTGGAAGTTCAGTATTAAAAGTACCACCACCTGCTTCTGTAAAAGCATCAGGTTCTTTATTGCCTGCAAGCATAGTTCTCAATCTACTACCAGCTTGACCGATACCACCTAATAAATTACTAAGATAAGGTTTATCAAACCCTGCTTTTTCACCTAAAAAGGGTTTATCAAGACCGGGTTTTTTACCTAAAAATGGTTTGTCTATACCTTTTTTCTTACCCATAATAAATCTATCAGGGCCTTCAGGACTAGCTCTAAATAAACCTTCATCATCATAAAGTCTATCTTTTATACCTTTACCAACAGCTACTGCTCCTCTACCTAATAAACCACCTAATGCTTCACCAACAGTACTATCTACCAATGGTTCACCATAAGCATTCATTCTTCCTCCGCCACCAAATATTGCCATTACTTCTTTCCTTTTTTAGTTTTAGGTTTTATAGGTTTTCTTCTAGAGTTATTATTAACCTTTTCTGAACCTGATTGAAATTTACCACCTACGCTATTAGAAGTTATCATTATTTACCTCTTTTATTGTAAACACCTCTAGTTACAACTGGTTTTTCAACCTTTGGAACTTCTTTAACCTCTACTACTTCTTTTTTCTTTTTAGCTTTTACTTTTTTTACTTTAGACATTGTATATCCTTGTTTGTATTCAAGGCCCCAATAAAGGGGCCCTGAATAGGTTGCTATTATTATGAGAACTTAAGAATAGTATGTGTCTCAGGCAAAGATATTTCTAAACCAGCTTCGGTTAAGACAATGTCTTTTCTTCCGTCAACATTATTATTCTGTACATTCGTAATAATATGAGTATCACGATTAACACCGTTACCTGCTAAAGGCCTGTATGCAACATTAGCTAAGTCAACCATAATTGCGTAATCTTCATACATGTTTCTGAACAAAGGCTCAGCAACAAGATTTAAATTACCATAGATTGTATTAACTACTGACACATTATGACCAAAAGCACCTTTTACATTCTGTACATCTAAGCTGTAACCATTAGAACCACCCTGAGTAGTTGCTGTATGGCCAAGAGCTACTGTGTTACCTAAGAATGATTCTCCACCTAACTTGTTAAAGTAAGAGATAATCTTTCTTGAAGCAAGTACAAGCTTGTTTCCGCTGTTTCCTGATTCAGGAGCGAAAACATCTTCCATTGCTTCTAGAAAATCATCATAGGTTGAGCTTGCATATGCAAAAGACTTAATCTTTCCATACTTCTCAGTGTAAGGTACAATACCCCAAGAGCGTCTTACAGGCCCACCAACTGATGAATCATCAGAACCAACACCAAAAAGCATTGCATGCTCGATGTCCATCTTATGTTCCATTAACTTAGTTTGCCATACTCTCTTGTATTCATCAGCTTTACCTCTGTAGCGAGTAGCCATTGCTGTACCAGAGAACATTGGAATAGCAGTTTTAAAAATCTGCACATATCCTTCTCTGTCGTACATTTCGTCTTTCCAACCTTCTGGGTCGTCAGAACCTTCTGCAAACGCACTACCAATTACTTGACCCTTACCTCTATTAGGAGCTGTTCCATTAAACTTAAGGGTACTAGTACCAGCAGTTATATCACTAGCTGTAATCTCACTTCCATCAGATTCTTTAGATATATGAAGTATAGTACCTTCAATGCTCTTACCAGCGGCTCCAGAAGATACTGGGTTAGCACCGATTTGTATTTTTACTTTTACTGCAATAGCGGCAACTGCACCAGCACCATCCTTATCTAACTCAGCTTGAACATCAATAATCTGTTCATTGAGTAAAAATTCAGGTTCTGTGTCTGCCGATACTTCTCTGCCATACTTATCATACTTAACTGTTAACTTAAGAGGGTTAGCAGCTGTTGGTTTCCAAGCCGCATAGGCCTCTGCAACTGTATCATCACTAGCACCAAGTGCTTTTGATTCATCAGCTTCAACCTCAAAGTTACGCCTCTGCCATTGATAACGCTGTTCTAAGAATTTGAACACAGGGTCATCGGTAGGCTTCTTTGCAACTTTTGAGAGGTATGTAAAGAATGGACTTTGCTCTGGAGCGAGTTCTGCAACTCTTTCTCCAAAGTTAAACATGCGTCTACTATCATTAATAGAAGACGACTGCATGCTTCCACCAGTAGATATACTGTATTTGTCAGCCATTTTTAACTCCGTTTATGTTATTCCTTATTTCCAAGGATTTTTACTTTCATAATCACTAATCAGGTCATCCATAATTAAATCGCTGGCACTTTTTCCAGTTTGTTGCATATTTGCACTACTCTGGACTCCCATAGGTGCCGGAACTGATTGTGCTCTCTGAACTTGGTTGAACTGGGGTGAAGGCTGTGCAACTGGTTGCTCAGGTACTTTACCTTTATCCATTTGATATAAACGCCATAGGTTATCAATATTTAATGATTCAGGGTCGCTCATCTTTTGTATAAAGTCATTGACCTCATCGTCATTTGCATTGTATTGAGACTTTAATTGCTGAGATATATTACTAACCTGTTCTTGATTGCGTTGCTCTGCTTCAAAAGCATCTTTTTGTCTTTTCTGCTCTTCTATCAAAGCTTCACGCTCAATGTTTATCAAGTTAGATTCATACTCTAGTTTATCTGCGTTATAGATATCCATTTCATCTCTATAAGAATCCATAGCATCTAAGTACTGTGCAGATGCACTATTTGGGTCATCAATAGCTTCTGCTCTATTAAAACCTGCGGGTTTATTTGGTCTCTGTGGTGCATCACGAAAAGGTTCAATTTCAGGTTCTGAAGATATCTCTTCAGGCTGAGATTCAGCTGGTTTTTGAATAGTCTGCTGTAGAATCTCTACAGTCTTTTTTAACTGTTCATTTTCATTCTTGGCTTTATCTGCTTCAGACTGCCAATACTGGTATCGAACTTCTTCGTTATCT